ATCTTGAGCTTCGGGTTTCTACCCACCATCCAAGCGGGCAGCAAGTAGCTAGCGAACTCGGACTTTGTATGTCTAGGTGGCATGTTTATAATCAGCCTTTTAATTTTACCCTCTGCTATCTGATTAAATTTTTCAGCGACAATCTTATGGTGGCGACCTTCAACAAAATCAGGCCAGACATGTTTTACAAACTTCATGAAGTCATCTCTAATACCAGCTTCTTTCTTTTTTTCAGCGTGCTGAAGATAAGTCTTCATGAACTCTTTTCTTACATCAGGTGGTAATCTCTTTATCTTTTCTAAATCTATTTTCATTTCAAAAAAATTTTGCGCAAAATTTTTTAGGATTAATTTTGAAACCTAGCAAGTATTTTATGGTTATAATTATACAAAACTTGGCATAAAGGGTATACCTGTGGGACCCCTTACAACTTGTACGTTAATTATATTATTTTATTTATTTGGAATTTGCAATGGCTTTGGTACCTCTACGCGGAGCGCCCGCAGGGCGCTCCGCGTCTCTAATTTATTTTACGCGGCCCACTCTTTAAGAGCAGACTTTTTAATTAGTATCGCGTTACCAACTACAAAGTCATCTCTACCTGTTATGTAGTTATCGTTATCGAATGTATCCTTCCATAACTTTGATGCCTCTTCGTTGAATGGTAAGTTTTGTAACTTACCTTCTTCATTGACAATGAGATAATCTCCATTTGGAAAAGAGATACCCTCAACATAACCACCTACAAAAGCTTGCGCCTCTTTAAGAGTTGGTTCTAGTTTTACATCGTCGATGATTTTTAGTTTTGCTTTTTCTGTCTGTGTTTTCATAGTCCTATATTATCCCATAACTATTATTGAGTCAAGGCAATAAATAATACCAGGCAAATACTATTACTGCCGTACCCATTATTATGTAGTCAAATATTTCTAAACTCATTCCACTCCCATAATACAAAAAAATACAACTCCAACAAAAATTGTGAAGCCTAATAAAAATAATAATGTTTCAATCATGATACCTTTCGTTTGTATGTTATCATTGGATTAATACAAGTTGTATATCGCTCTAATACTGTGTCCCAAAAACACATGTACTTCTTGCCGTCGCTTTCCCAAACTCTACAACCCTCTTTTCTCATGTTGCCTACTCTAAATATAGTTTTATTATATTTCTTTGCAAACCATGAAACGCAGAAGTCTGTTTTAGGTTCTACCTCGTTTATTAATTGTCTTTCTTTTTCTGTTATCATTTTATGCCTTTCGTTATAGGGGATAATATAATACTATCCCCTATAAGTCAATATTTAATTTGATGAGATTTGTTTTATCTTGGAAGTATCCACGACCCACGCAATACCAATCTTTTTAGTTGTAGCGTCTAGTTGCTTGATTAATTCATCAGGCGTTCCGCTTTCCATAACTTGATCTATTGCTTTTGTCTTCAAGTCTTCAAGTTGTTTGAGCTTCAAGCCCTCTGGTCTTTTTCTTATTTCTCTATCAACCAGCTCTCTTGCCCAGTCTGTTAATTGTTCTTTACAATCTCTAAGAGAAATCTTTTCTTCTCTGTCTCTTATATTGTAATTGAGACTTTTCTTTTCTGGGTCTTGTTCCGCCTTCTTTTTGAAAAAGGTTCTGGCTCTATCTTGTACTGCCTTCAGTTGCTCTTCGGCCTTCTTGAAGTCAGCAAGTATTTTGTCAGCACCCATTTTCTTTGCGAGCTTACCTACAATCTTTTCAGTTGCTTCAGCTCTGTATTGTTTTACCAACAATTCCTGTTCTTCAATTAAAGGGTTGAAGTTCCTTCGCACCTTAGACTTGAAGTGGTCTAGTTGATACTTCGTCATAGTTTTTGGCATATTTATTTCCTTTCGTTATTATTTATGCTTGACATATTAATATCCTATATTATATTATCTGTCAAGAGGTGAGAGTAAGGTAGGCCTTTTAAGGTTGTTTCTCTCACCCTTCAGGTTTAAAGGCGGGGACAAGAACAAGTGAATAAACGATAGCGCTACTCCGCCCTTGAGTCCTGGTCCATTGCCACACCTGTTCGAGTCAGGGCTCACAGCTAGCGTGGGGGATGGGATGGACCTGGCGTCAAGATTTGGACGAGGCATACAATAGTCTTAAATGCACAGGTATGGTCTGAGCATCATCCAAAACTGGGCCAAGCAACAAGTGACCTGGCGCTTCGGCAAAGTAGGGCAAGTCCCACGCAAGCGCCAAGCCACAAGCGTCAAGCCACAAGCTTGACACAATTGGAGAGTATAAGAAATTATGAAAGTTATAGATGCATTAAAAATTACAGGAAGTTTAAGCAAGCCCAGCAAGATGCCTGGATGGGCCTACGGTCTACCTGCCAAAGAATGCAAAACAGGCGCGAAGCTTGCGAAGGTTCCAGGCTCTGTTTGCTTCGACTGTTATGCACTGAAGGGCTGCTATGTATTTAAAGTTGTCCAGGATGCGCAATACTTCCGCCTGAAGGCTATTAGGCACCCGCTCTGGACTGGAGCTATGGCAACAATAATTAATTCCAAAAAATCAAAATACTTTAGATGGCATGACTCCGGCGATGTGCAGGACGAAGAACATCTATTAAAAATATTCGCTGTCTGTAAACTTACGCCTTCCGTTAAGCATTGGATGCCAACGCGGGAGGCGTGGGTGAAAGCCTTCCTTTCGTTGAAGCCTGACAATCTTGTAATAAGATTTTCGGCTCCGATGGTGAATACTTCAGCTCCCAGCTCATGGCCTGCAACCTCTACAGTTGTTACCACCGGCTCGACATGCCCGGCCCCTAAACAGGGTAATGAGTGTAGAGATTGCAGGGCGTGCTGGGATCCTGAAGTTAAGAATGTGGCGTATGGCCAACACTAAGAAGATCTGGGTGGCCAATAATTTTCACGTTGATTGTTCTGGGCTGCGAGCTACAAGCGGCAAGCGCCAAGCTCTGAAAGCCACAAGCAGCAAGCTGCAAGCGACGAGCGGCAAGCTGCAAGCTCCAAGCCGCAAGCGACAAGCTTCCTAATATCTTTTCCCTCGTAAAGTTTCCAGTCTCTAGTAGCGAGAGACTTTACTAGAATGAATGTGTTCTTTGGATGTTGCACATGAAACGCAATTTGATGTGGTGAGAAGCGTATTTTATTACCCTTTGTTACTTTCAGCTCAACTGTAAAAAAGTGTTGGTGTTTATTGTATCCAAGCAAGTCAGGAACGCCTGGAAGTGCTAAATTTTCTAGTCTTGTCCACGTTATTTCTGGTGTGTTTTTCTTAACTTCCAACCAGAATTTTCTCTCAGGTTTCAACGTAACTACAGCTTTTTAATTACCTTGCCCATAGTCCACTGATTTTGTTCTATGGTTATAACTAGACGGTGTGTTTCTCTAACACCTAACAGCTTATTCTCCATCAGCTGTATACCTTTAACGTCATACATTTCACCATTTGGTAGACACACTTGAACTCTTGCGTTCTGTGCCACAGGTGAAACCATGAATTTATCTAGTGCCTGTCTTAATAACTTTCCTTGCATTTTAAATTTATGTTTATGTTAACTCTCACATTCTCGTCAGTTTGATTGACAGAGCAGTGTTTTAATCTACCATCAAACAATACTAACTGATTAGCCACTGATCTTATACGATCTCCATTTTTAAACAAGGTATATCCATTGTTTGTATTAACAGAATACAAAGCAACTGTATGTTTATCAGGGAAATCTACGTGATAAGCAGTTTGAATATGATCTGGTTTCTTCGTGTAGAAGTTTAACTTAGCCCTTATAAACTTATCAAATGATAGTTTGCCTAGCAAAGGCATCACAACATCATCAAGAAAAGCGCTATTCTGTTTGCCATGCTGATAGAATATGTGATGAAACATATAATCAGAAGTGTCATTAGGACTTCCTGTTGTAGTGCTGTAAAATAAATGAAAATTATCGCTGAATATAATATCAGATATTCTTTTATGTATTTTTTTATCTAAAAAATTATTAATAACTTTCATAATTTCGTGGGGTGCTTTCAGTCTCCCGTCCACACCCCTAACTCCAGTGTCTGTACAGTGTTTTTGTCGACACTTGTTTTTTACGTCATATTACCTTATATGTCAACGTATGGGTTTACCAAAAAAACTTACAGAGATGCAAATTAAGTTTGCTCAACTACTTGTAACCAACGAAGGTAGGAAGACACCAACAGAGTGTGCTATCGAAGCTG